TTAGTCACGCGCACGCGGTCGCGTTTTCAAAGTGCCGCAAATTGGGAGAAAATCTTTATGGGAAGCAAACAGCTATTTGATGGTCTGGAAAGGCTCACGCCGCTAGCGGGTATTGTTGTGGCAACTGGCACGCCGTGGACGAGCGAAACGTGGCGCCGACCATCTTACGGCAAATGGGGCTCGCTCTGGATACGCACGGCCAGCGAGGTTGCCACCGCTAGCTTGGTAGTCGCACTGCGGCAATTTCCGATGGGAGATATCCCCGGCGCCCCGGCCTCTGTTGCTTATGTAGATTTTGCAGCAATCACAACGGATACAGACACCTACGAGGCAGTCGGCGCTGAGACGGCTGAAAACTGGGTAGCCGAGGGCTGGCGGGCGCAAACCGTGATAGCACCGCCTTCGGTGGGCGAGGCGTTATTTACCGTAAGCGGCGCCGGAGCTTCTTTTTTAATTCACGCGGCGATTGATTGGCATGGCTAGCGGCGGCAAGCGAACTGGTTCGGGCCGAAAAAAAACTCCGACCACTCTGCGGTTGCTGCGCGGTAATCCTGGCCGCCGCCCGATAAACCCCCTGGAGCCGGAGCCGGACAAGGGCGTGCCGGAGCCGCCGCGATGGTTTAGCGAATTGGAGCTGTCCGGATGGGAAACGATGGTTGCGGCATTGCAGCCAATGGGTGTGCTGACCGTGTCCGACGGGCCTGCTCTCACGCAGCTCGCTCACGCGTGGGCAGAATGGCGTCAGGCAGAGGCGACGGTACACGTAGAGGGCGCGTATTTTGAGACGCCGGACGGCTCGCTACGGAAGCATCCTGCGGTCGGAGTTGCCGCGAACGCGTGGCGCCGTGTTGCCTCTATGCTCGCTGAGTTTGGATTGACGCCGTCCTCAAGGTCGAGAATCGTAGTCGCGACCGATCCTGCCCAGCTGACGCAGACTTTTGATGCTTTCAAAGCGCGTCGGCAGCGCTCCTAGACATGGCACGCCGCCCGAAAAACATGCACCCCTGGGCGTGGGCTGTTATTTCGGGTAAGGAAGAATGCGGCGAACTGGCCCGGCTCGCCTGCGAGCGTTCCTACAAAGACCATACGATTAAGCATCCCGACGGGCGACGCTTTGACACCGAGGCGGCCGACCACGTGTTGGAATTCTTCCCCACCTACCTGCGGCACTCCAAGGGAAGATGGGCCGGCGACCCGTTCGTCCTAGAGCCGTGGCAGGAATTCACGCTCTGGGAGGTATTCGGCTGGTACCGCAAAAACGGCCGCCGTCGATTTCGAGAAGCTTATCTGGAAGTGGCGCGAAAAAACGGCAAGACCACATTTCTCGCCGGGATCGGAATTTACATGCTGTCGGGAGACGGCGAACCTGGATCGGAAGTGTACACAGCGGCGACAAAAAAAGATCAGGCAAGGATAATGCACTCAGAAGCGGTCAGAATGGTTCGAAAGAGCCCGGAGCTGTCCAAGTCACTTCAGACATTCCGTAACAACATCAGCGACCCGTCGAACGAGTCGAAGTATGAGCCGCTTGGCGCTGACTCAAAAACGATGGACGGCTTGAACGTACACTGTGCTCTGATCGACGAGCTGCACGCGCACCCAGATGGATCTCTGTACAACATCCTGAGCACCGGGACAGGTGCAAGAACGTCGCCGCTCGTAATTGCGATTACTACTGCCGGCGATGATGAGCAATCGTTTTGCCACGCCCAGCGAGATTACTTGGAGGCCCTACTCCGCGGCCACATTGAGGACGAAACCTTCTTCGGCCTCGTGTTCTCGCTGGACGAAGGTGACGATTGGCGAAACCCGGACACGTGGGGCAAAGCGAATCCGAACCTAGGCGTCACGATTGACAAGGTAGAACTGGGCGAGGCGATCTCCCAGGCTGAACAGTCAATACAAAAACAGAATTCCACCAGGCGGCGACGGCTAAACCAGTGGACGCGTTCGACGACCCGCTACCTGGATTTAGCTGCGTGGGACAAGTGTGCGGGCACGCTAATGCCGAAGCAGCTTGAGACGGCACACCCTAATGGCATCTGCTACGGCGGACTCGACTTATCGAGCACCGAAGACGTAACGGCTTTCGTTGCGGTGTTTCCGCCGCCGGACGACCTAGGCTACTGGGATGTTGTGTGCAGATTTTGGCTGCCCGAATGGGAACTAGAGGAAAGATGCCGAAGAACGCGAGTACCCTGGGACCAATGGTCGAATGAAGGGTGGCTAGCGCTCACGGAGGGCCGCACCGTCGACTACCGCCAGGTGCGCAACGACATCGCGAAGCTTCTGGAGCCGTGGTCGCCCGCAGAAATAGGATTTGACCCCTGGAATGCAAGCGAAACGAGCAAAAAGCTGGGGGAAGATCATGGCTTCGAAATGGTCAAAGTGCCTCAGACGTTTCCGCATCTTTCAGCCCCAACCAAATTGCTTGAAAAACTTGTTTTATCTGAAAAACTTCGGCACGGCGGAAACCCGATGCTGCGATGGATGGCGGACAATCTCGAAGTGAGAGAACAAGAGGGAGCCGTCCGGCCGGTCAAGCCAGGCTCGAAAATGAGCCATAAGAAAATAGACGGCATGGTGGCATTGATTATCGCGCTAAATCGCGCAGGCGCCGCTGTGGAACCGCCTGGGCCTAGTGTCTACGCCAGGCGCGGTGTTAGAAGTCTATAAAAACAGGAGGTGACGAAGTGGAGTGGCTCACGGCAGTATGGGCATTTGTTGGCGCGAACTGGGATCAGCTGTTCCAGGTGGTTGGTGTTTTCGCAGTTATAGCCTCAATGACGCCGTCGAAGGCTGACGATCGTGTAGTTCAGGCGGTGCTTTCGGGCATTGATTTTCTAGGCGCTAATTTCTTCAGAGCGGCAAACTCTGTAAAATGAAGGCGCTAGTCTCAGACGCGCTAATCCTTGCCGGCGCCGGCACGTTGGGATGGTTTGCGTGGGAAGTCTGGCCGCCGGCCGTTTTGCTCTGGGGCGGCCTGGTTACGATGGCGTACGGGATAAAGTTGGGGGTGGCCGATGCCGCTAATACGAGAGATCAGCAGCAGAGTAGCTAGCGAGAATCGCGCACTGCCAACCACCGCTGCCGGCTGGCGTCAGCTTATGTTCGCCGGACAGGACACCGCGGCCGGCCGCCCGATCAGTGCAGATACGGCGATGATGCACGCAACCGTCTACGCATGTGTCCGATTTCTGTCATTCAATGTCGCAGCGCTGCCGTTGATTCTATATCGAAGACTCTCGACAGACCCAAAAGAACCTGGGCGCGAGAGGGCGACAAATCACCCGCTATACGAAAAGCTGCACAGCTTGTCGAATCCGCGGCAGACGGCTTTTCAGACGATGGCGCTAACGGTGACGTCGCTCATGCTGCGCGGAAACGGTGTTTCCTTCATACAACGAAACCAGCGCAATGCGGTGCACGGCATATACCCCCTACGGTGGGACCAGATAGAAATACGCCGGCACCGAGACACAGGCGAGCTGATCTACACATGGTCGCCGCAAGACTCGGCGCCGCAGGATTTCCTGCCAGAGGAAATTTGGCACGTCCAGGGACTTGGTGTTGATGGTGTGCAAGGACTATCCCCGATCGCGCTTATGCGTGAATCCATCGGGCACGGGCTCGCGCTGCAAGAGTACGGGTCAAGGTTCTTCTCCAATTCAGCGAGCCCCAGCGGTGCGCTTGAGGTGCCCGGGGAAATGGGAGACGAAGCCTACCAGCGGCTGCGACAAAGTATCGAAGAGAAACGAACGGGCCTGAAAAACGCCCACACTGTGCTGCTGCTGGAAGAAGGCGCCAAGTGGAATCAGATCGGCATTTCGCCAGAAGACGCTCAATTTCTCGAATCGAGAAAATTCAATCGCAGCGAGGTGGCGAGTTGGTACGGCATCCCGCCGCACCTCGTTGGAGATCTCGACAAGTCGACTTTCTCGAACATTGAGCAGCAGAGTTTGGAATTCGTCATCTACTACTTGCTGCCGTGGCTTGTCAACTTGGAGCAGACTATTACTCGCGACTTGCTGAGCGAGGGAGAGAGGCGGACGATGTTCGCAAAGTTCAACATTGCAGGACTGCTGCGGGGCGATTCCGCAGCGCGGTCGGATGCACAGCGGACGGGCGTTATGGGCGGCTGGATTTCTCGAAACGAAGTAAGGGCAATGGAAGAATTGAACCCGCTACCTGGGCTGGACGATATGATCGTGCCGCTGAACGTAGCCACGGTGCAGGACGGGAAAATTGTCCAACCTGACTGGGTCGGATCGCGGCCCGCACCCTCGGGAGAGCAATAAATGCCGAAAAACGCGAGAGCTACCCATGCAAGGGCAACCGCCGGACTCCGCTACGCCACAATGGTGCCGGCGGAGCTTCGCGTCGAGGGTGTCGGCACGGCACGCCGCATAATTGGGCACGCGGCGGTCTGGGATTCAGAGACGAAACTATTTGACGGCTACCACGAGGTGGTCCGACGTGGAGCATTTTCGAAAACAATCCGAGAATCTGACGTGCTCGGCCTCTTCAATCACGATCCCAATATCCCCCTGGCGCGTCTTAGCGCGGGGGATCTGGTACTCGACGAAGACGACCGCGGCTTGCGGTACGAAATAGACATTGACCATGAGGATTCCGACGCCCGCAGCGTGGTACGGAAGATTCAGACTGGAAAGGTGCGGGGCTCAAGCTTCGGATTTCGACCTGTAAAGGCGCCGGAAACGGTGCGTGACGATGGGACCGTACTCCGCGAGCTGCACGAGGTACAACTATTCGACGTATCGCCAGTCGTCTACCCTGCATATCACGAAACGGACACCCAGCTACGCGCCTGGCTTGGCTCTAAGGCGGCTACGGGCGAGCCTGGCCTGCTCGTGGAAATCCTGCGGGGGTCCGGTTTGACTGATGAGGACATTCGGGCGACTCTCACGGCAGGAATCGCAGACGTTCGCTCTGAGCCGTCCCAGCCGGGACACTCCCCGGCGAACGAATTAGATTTCATGACGAGGGCGCTGGAATTGGCAGAGCTGGCGACCTGACAGATAGAGCGGAAGCGTAAGAGCCGGCTGAGCGAGCCACTCCCTACCGCAATCCTGGGCGAATACTCTCACATGGGAGCGTGGTTTTGAGCCGCGCCCCCAATTTAGGGGCGGAAATGGACAAGGCGGTACGGCGTAAGACGATCGACGAGCTTCGAACGCGGCAGGAAAACACGATCGGCGAGGCGCGGCAGCTTCTTGAGAAAATCAAGAAGGAAGAGCGATCCATCAGCGCCGACGAAACGAGCCGGTGGGAGTCGCTGACCGCGCAAGCGGCAGAGTTGAAGTCGGAAATTAGCCGCGAAGTGACGCAGCTCGGCCTCGAGGAAGACACCAGCCTGCCCCGCCGAGGAGCACCCAGCGTAGATGTGCGATCGGGACACGGCGAGACGCCGGAAGATGCAGCGACCGTACTGAACCTAAATAAGCGTGAGGCGTCGCGGTATTCGATTATCAGAGCCTGCCGTGCGTATCACAAGGGCTCGTGGGACGGCGCACCGTTCGAGCTGGAATGTCACGAGGCTCTGGAGAAGCATCACGCTCGAAGCGCGATGGGATTCTTTGTTCCCACCGAAGCCCTGCTGATCGAGCCGGCGCATCATGGGCTTAGCGATTTCGAGGCCCGGCATTATCTGCCGCCGGCCGGCGGCGAGACACGCGCCGCAATTGGCAAAGTAGCTCCGACGGTGTTTGGCGCCGCACTGGTGGCTACGGATCTGCTGTCCGGCTCGTTCATCGAAATGCTGCGAAACCGCACACTCGTTGCGCAAATGGGCGCCACCATTCTGCCCAATCTGGTAGGGGATATTGATATCCCCCGGCAAAGTGCCGGCGCGGTTGCCGGCTGGGTCGCAACCGAAGGTGCATCGGTTATCGAAGATCAGGTAGAAACCGACACCGTATCGCTGACGCCTCGCACGGTGGGAGTTTTTACCGATATCACGCGGAGGATGCTCAAGCAAAGTTCGATCGGAATCGAGGCGCTTGTTCGCCGCGATATACAGCTCGCGATTGGCTTAGCGGTTGATTTGGGCGCGATTGATGGTACCGGCGCCTCCGGCCAGCCGACAGGGATTCTTCGAACAGCGAATATCGGAACTGTGACGACGTCCGGCTCTTTGGACTGGGGCGATATCGTCGAGTTTGAAACCGATGTAGCGTCGGCCAACGCCGACCGTGGAGCCTTGGGCTTCCTGGTGACCGCTGCTATCCGCGGAATTATGAAGACAACGGAGAAGGCGGCGACCACAGCTCAATTTCTCATGGATATGAACGGCACAGCAAACGGCTATCGAGTCGAGGTCACTAACCAGCTGCCAATCAGCAACATGATCTACGGAAATTTCAACGACTTGTTGATCGGAGAATGGGGAGGTTTGGATATGCTGGCCGACCCGTACACCTTGGGGGTTTCGGGCGGCCTGCGGCTGCACGGTTATCAAGACGTGGACGTCGCCGTGAGGCATCCTGCCTCGTTTAGCGTCGCCGACGACGCAACAGCATAAGGTTGGAGCAGGCTCGCCTCAGAGCTGTATCGTATGCAGTAGTCTGCGGCGAGCCTGCGACGGCGCCGAACTTTTCACCTCAGGGGGACCAATGTCGAATCCGCAAGCCGCAAGGGTGCCGAAAAAATACGATCTGATGGTCACGCGTGGCGTTAGAATCGCAAACGACGCGACGGGCGAGCTGGAAGTAGTGACGCCGCTAGATGCAGATGGAAAGCCGCAGCGACGCGGTAAACCTGTCCGAATTTCAATCAGCCGGCAGCAAGGCAACCAGATTGTTTCCGCGAACCGGGGATATTGGGAGGATGGCGACGTGCCGCCGGAAGCGGCTAGCCAGGTGCCGGCCGAAACGGCAGCTCGCACCCAGCCTAGAGGCCGAAGCGGCGCGGTGAAGCAGTAGGGGTGGTTCTATGCTTACTTCGTTACCTCGAGTCAAAGAGTACGCGGCTATAAGCACCGAGGATTCTGATCGAATCCTAGAGACGCTGATCGGAGCGGTGACGCGCCGCATTAAGACCCACCTACGGCGCCCGATCGAACTGGTGAAAACGCTTTCGGAGACGCACGATCATGGTGGAATCAGCGACCGTTTGCAGCTCCGACAATGGCCGATTTCCAGCGCCGGCGTGGCCGTTCGTATCGACTCAACAGCAGTCGTCGCGGCGGATTTCGCGATTGAATCCACCGAAAGAGGCTGGCTTGTCTACTCCCCAGGCGGCGACCCGGCAGACTGGCCTGGCGGGCGTCGGCATATTCAGGTGGATTATACGAATGGCTACGCGGCGGCAGATTTGCCCGATGACATCGTCGAGGCGGCAACCACACAGGTGATATGGCAGTTCAACAGAACAGGGCACCGGGGTAGCCGCCTAGGCTCCCGAAGCACAGAATTAGCAGAGGGCGCGACTGCTACGTGGATGGTCGACGCCTGGGCGCCCGAAGTTCTGGCCCAGCTGCGACCGTACCGGCGAACGGAATTTCACTAAGTGCCCGTCAGCTTTGTCGCAGATATCGGCGGCGATCGCAGCCTGGCCGCCGCACTGCAGCGGCTTAGCTCACCCGAAGTGACGCGAGCCTGGTTGCGCCGGGCGGCTTTCGACCTTCACCGCGAAATGAAGTTTCACGTATCGGGGCCACGTCCGCAGCGCCTCGCTCCGGTCACTGGAGAGCTACGCCGCAGCTTCCGAATCAATTTTGATGGACTGCCCGACCGAATCAGCGTCGGAACTCCGCTCTTTTGGGCAGAATTCCACGAGCTAGGAAAAGACACACCAGCGCGACCGTTTGCGCTGCCGGCTCTCGATAAGGTTCTCACGCGGATCCCAGAGTTCATACGCGACTCGCAGCGGCGTGCATTTGCCGGACGTGTGGCATTGCTGGCTCCTAGTTCTCGAGAGCTGGTTGTGGCCGGCGTCTGATATGAGCGACTTCGGGGCGATCATCGACCGCCTAGAAATACATTGGCGAGAGGCCGACGGCACGCTGCCGGCGGGATCGAATGGTTTTGAACGAGACGTGAGACTGGCGGCGGACCTCACAGCCGGCGAGCTGCCGCACGTTTTTGCGCACGATCCAAACGAAACTTCGACGAGGCTACCGCTCCGCCAGTCTGAGCGGTCGGTGACGATCCAATTTGACTATTGGACTCGGGACGCCTCGCAGGAAGACGTCGCAAGGGTTCTCGACTTGTTTCGAGACGCGGTAGAAGATGACCCTACCCTGGCAGGCATAGTAGAAGATGCGTACGTCAGCACGCGGGCGGTAGTCGACGCCCAATTCTCGGGAAAATCTGAGCGCGTCGGCGTCCTACTGGTGACGACGCAAGCGGTTGCTGCGTAATGGCGACTTTGACGACCGTGTCGGCGGCAATGGTGACAAAAATTAACAGCCTGGCATTGCTGACGTCGCGTATGGCCGTGTCTCAGTACCGAGACGATCTCGACGCCGTACCGCGTGGCGAGACGAGATACCAGATCCGAGGCCAATACGAGAGTGACGACGGCCGAAATTCCGCGGCGCCAAAAAAAGCTGTGTCGCTGATTGTAGAATTTCACCATCACATCGACTTGGTAGCGGGCTCTACAGAGTTGACGCACGTGGATGGCGACATGGTGACAATTCAAGCCGCTACAACTGGCGTCGCATGGTGGAAGACTCTGAGCGGCGTTTTTGAGGTGAGAAGCGGCCCCGATCTTTCAATTGATTTACGCCGCTCCGGCAACGTAATAAGTTACGGCGTCGGCGTCGAACTAGTCTTATCTAGCTAAACAGGGGAGCTAAAAGATGGCTGACGTCGGTTTTCAAATTGCTATAGCGGTGGGTCTGCAGTCCGATTTTGACACGATTTCGGCGACCATACCGGGGCTCGCGGGATCATTAGACGAAACCGACGGGATCGTTTTGGGCGATCGGGAGTCTGGCGATTTCGAATCGGGTATTTCGGCGCCTCAATTTGTGCGCGAAAGCAGAGCCGTGGCGGACGTTCCCGGCTCTTTCACGCCAGCCGGCGATACATTTTTAAGAGCGTCTGCAGACGGTTTGGAAATCAGCTGGCATGTGAAGGGCAACGGAGTTGTCTCGACGCCGTCCGCCAGCCAGGCGAAGCCGCACGAGGGGATAGATGCGCTTCACGAAATGGCCGGCCTGGTCGGCACGGCCGGCACGAGCCCACTCTATAACTACACCCCGCGGAAAACTTCCACGGTCGGTGGTATTACCAAGTATGGCACTGTAAAGCTCTGGGTCGGAGATCTGGCGTGGGTGCTGAAAAGCTGCACCGTATCGAGTTTGCGGCTGTCGGTTCAGCCGGCGGGAATAATCGTGGCAACCGCTGCGTTGGAGGTAGGCTCGATTTCGTCGCTTACTGATTCTGTGACGTTTCCTACATTCGACTACGGAACGCAAGCGTCACTATCAGCAAATACAGTGCAAAATGTGACGACGAGCTGGGGCGCCACGCGTGGCTGGGAATCGCTCGAGATCGAGATCGCTAACTCAATCGAGTTTGCGCAGGATTCAGCCCAGCCGGACGGCCAGCGGCTAATCCAAACGGGCCGGCGGGTGAACGTATCTTCGAGGATATACGTCGATTCTTCGGCTTCTGACTGGGAATTTCAAGCCCTATCAATAAGCGACGAAATGCCGACCGCTGATCTAACGTTCCAGCTCGGCGCGATTGCGGGCGCAGGCGATCAGCTAAACGCCCTGCGCGTCGACGTGGACGATCTTCAGATTACGTCGATGAAGCCCGGCCCAACAGGCGAGGTGCTAGTGGCCGAAATTGAAGGACACGGCACGGGCCTCACGGGTGGCAGCGAGGCTCTCATCCAGTACAACTAGGCGTCAGCTGGGGGCACCACATGGCGCGGAAATTTTCGGTCGAAGCGGTCATCGAGGCAAAAGACCGCGCCTCTAGAACGTTCTCGCAATCGCGGCAGGCTGTACAGGGATTATCGCGACAGTTTGGGAAGTTCGTCGACGTAAACCTAAAGGCCGTGCCGGTTTTGGGCACCGCCATCAAGGCGTTGGGCAAGCTTCGCACAGCGGTTGGCGTGGGCTTGCTTGCCGCCGTTGTAGCCGCCGCGGTCGGCCTACGGGCGCTTTATAAAACTTTACAGGAGGGCGCCGCCGCCTACGCGGCGCAGGAAGTAGCTGTATCAAGGCTCAATGCTGCGCTGCGATCGGCGGATAGCTTTACGTCGGAAGCTTCGAAGGAAATTCAGCACTTCGCAAATGTACTTCAAGCCAGCACAACGGCGACGCAGACGCAGGTTCTGCAAATGGTCGCCCTGGCTAAATCGTTTGGCGCGTCAAATGAGGAGGCGAAACACCTAGCGGCGACGGCTTTGGATTTTGCCGAAGGCGCCGGCCTCAATGCGACTGAAGCCGTCCGCCGCCTCGGCCGGGCGATGCAAGGCAGCGCTGCGGACGTGGCGAATTTCGCGCCGGAAATCCGCGAACTGACCCAGGCACAACTGCGGCTCGGCGGGGCTACAGACGCGATCTCGAAAAAATTCTCGGGGCAAGCGGCGGCCGCACTCGACACGTACGCCGGTGCGATGAAAAACTTAGAAGCCGCTCAGGGGCGTCTGCTGGAAGCTCAGGGCGCGATGGTGATTGCGTCGCCGGCGCTGCGCGAGTCTATCAACCTGACTGCGCGACTCACTGACAAGCTATCAAGATCCGTAGAGCTTTCAGTCATCAGCTTCGAACGGCTGTCGGTAGGCTGGCAAAATCTGGAACTGCTTTCAGTCGGCCTACAATTAAAGGTCACCAATCTGTCGAGCGCATTTGCAAACTCACTACTGAGTGTTATCGACTGGGTGCGAGGCGTAGAAGCCGCCGCACCAGCGGCAGAGAAGGCAGAGAAGGAGTTTCGAAAACTAATTGACGCCAGCGAGTCGATGACCCTGAATTTCAATTCGCTGACGAAAATATTGGGCAGCCAGACGGCGGCACTCGGTGTGATGTTCCGGGCGTACCAGCGTAATATCCGAATCACCAAGGAGCAAACCGAAGCCAACGAGCTGCTAAACCTGACACTTGACAAGCTTGGACTGCGCACCCTGCCTGCGGTGCGGTCAGCACTGGCTGAAACCCTCGCTGACTTGGAACGCGTCGAGGAGGGATTCAGGTCTGGCACGCTCGGCGTCGCGGCGTACGAGTTTGCGGTAGCTGACCTCCGATTGGAGCAGGAAGGTCTACAAGCTGTACTGGCTGGCACCGCTGTATCCGTTGACGCGTACAAGCAGACGATCGGGGAGGCGGCCGTAGCGGAAGACATAGCGCGGCGGTCGACCGAACTGCTGACGAACTCTACTGAGAGGTTCAGGCTTGTACAGGAGGGCGCGACGGCGGCCGTAATCGCTGGAAATTCGGCGCTGTCAGCGGCAGAAGAGCAGCAAGCCCGATCAGCTCGAAGTAGTACGGCGCTACTGGGCGGCGGTCGAAACCAATTCGGCTCGGGCGGACTGTTTCCAGGGTACTCAGGCTCTACTTTCGTCGTCACCACGACCACAAATGAGGCGGGCGACATGGTGACGAGAGACGTCCGCCCTGGAGGTCGCCCGTAATGGGCACACAAACAGGCAGCCTATATCCGACCTATGCGACTCCGCGATTCTGTGTCGACCACATCCTGCGCAACGAGGGGATTTCAGCACTAAGCGGCTGGACGGCTGCCGCAGGGTATCCCCTCGACAGAATGCTAGACAATCAGCGCGGCCTGGCCGCGAAGCACCAAGCCGTTAATCCGCTCGCGTTGAAATTGACGAGAGCAATCGGCGCCGGGCGTATTCCATTTGATCGCGTTGTGATTTTTGGACATAATTTCAACGAAATCGGTGTGCGTGTCCAGCTGCAAAAAAGTGACGACGACATCACCTACGTAGATATTGATCAGTCAATTGGTGGCGTAGGCTACGGACAGGCGGAGTACGATCTGGCGCCGCCGCACGTAGTTGACTGGGAGCTGTCCGGCGGCGTCGGAAACAGATACGTCAAGCTGTACACCAGCGGCGGCTTTGCAGGATATACGGCGCCCGAAATCGGCGAATTGTGGTTCACGAGGACGCTGCAGCCGTCGACCGGCGTAGCGCATCGCTGGACGAATGGAGTGATGCCAGCCGTCACCGCCGCGGAAACGTCCGCTAAAATCGTTACTCACAGCGTCGACGGCGAAGAGCGTGCAAGATACGCGATTGGCTGGGATCGGCTGGCAAATGGCGCCGACTTGGAGCTGCTCCGCTACGTGAAAAGAACAGCGGGTATCCGCCGCAATGTCTTGCTGTACGAGCACGCCGATTTCGGCACGTCGCCTGTGGTTCTAGATGCGTTCGACGATCCAGCTTCGTATCCGACTGGAAACCTCACATTTAGTGACAACCCAAACGGAGCACCAGGCGCAAATGACGACGCTGTCGATTGCACGTCGATTGCGTCTGGTTTCACGAATGTCCAATCTTACCAAGACGGCGAACCTCTAGACCTTACGGATACGGTGCTTGAGTTTTGGAGCCGATTCGACGATGCGACAACGGTTGCCGATGCTGAAACCGCTTTTTATCTGAGGATCGGCAGCTCTCTTGGGGTCGGCGAGACAGCCGGAACCTCCTTTCGTTTTCACGATGTGGTGGCAGTCAATAGCACCTCCGGACACTGGTATAAAATAGCGTTTGACCCTTCGACGTGGACAGGCACCGGATCGCTGGGAAGCACAATTTCACCGGCCGACCTGACGGCGGTCACATTTATACATATTGCGTCGACCGCGAGTGCCGCTGGAAATGTCCGCCGGCACGCAAAACTATATCTGCGACGCAAACGGCAGGCTCCTGTGCCGTGTTACCTGACAGCCTACGAAGAAATACAGGTTGGAGAATCGCCTAGCTCGGCGGCTGGCCCACTCTACAACGTGACTATGCAGCTGGAAGAGGCACTAGCGTAGTGGCGCTCACACTGACCGCTCGCCAGACTCGTCTGATTGAGGGATCTCCGCTGCAGGCAGTCTATCTGCATACGCTTACAACCTACACGGATCAGACCGCGAAAAGCGTAGACACGGTGCGATATTTCGCAGATAGGCCGCTGACATACGACTATGGCAATTCGGGCACGGCGAGGGAATTTCTTCCGTATGTGCTGAGTACGTCGCGGCAGCATGTCGAGGCCATGCCACATCTACCCTCTGGCGGCTCAATCGAAGGCGAGCTGCTACGCGACTACACGATAACGCTGCGAAATGTAACGCCGCAGGGACAGTCTAGCCTTCTCGCCGACCTGCGAGGCGAGCTGTTCGAATTCTCGACGTTGGAGGTGGCAGAACTATTTCTGGACCCAGCCGCCCAACCAGACGAGGACCCAGAGACTCTGGTAGGCGACGAGCACATCGTCATATTTCGGGGCGAGCTTGACGGTCAACCTAGAGAAATTGACGCGGAAACAATTACGTTGCGCTTCGTGACTGAGCGGTTTTCAGATGTGCTGCCGCTTCCAGTTTCGGGGCCTACAATCGCACCGAGAGACGTCGGAAAGCGACTGCCGGTAGTCTATGGCGATGTGCTGCGTGTACCGCTACTCGCGGTAGTTGTAGGGGGGCAGTCTACGCTGTCGCAGCCTCTGCCGGAAACTGCAACGCAGGTTTCCGTATCCGACGGCACAAAATTCAAAAACTCAGGCACGGTTTACGTCGGCGGCGAGAGAATGACGTTTCTACAGCGGCACGAGAATTCGCTGCAGGGCGTGGTTCGGGAACCGGCGCTGCAGACGCAGCACGCACCCGGCGAAATAGTGGTTGAAGTGCCTGCCGCGGGCGTGACCTATGCGGTGGGTGAAGCCGACAAAATTTCCAGAGTGTCTGATGTATGGATGCGATCTCCCGAAACGGGCGAGCTTTTCAAGCTCAACGATTCCGGGCAATTTATCCCAAACGATACGCTTTCGGTCGACGGCCTGGCTATTGCTTCGCTCCAATGGTCGGCGGACTCCTGGGCGGACGTGCTGCAGGAAATTGTCGCAAACGCCAGGGTCACGCAACAGCCGCTTTTTGAAGACCCTTCGGACCCAGTCGCCACATCGACGGCGCAGGCGGAATTTAATACAAACAAAAGGCCAATCCAGAATAAACGGGAGGGCTGGATTTCGCCGGGCAAAGCAGACGGCAAATGGAACTCAGACACTAGGGTTTTCACATACGACCGGAACGACAAGGATCGAAAACTAGCCTGCAATGCGAATACGCTGCCAGTAACGGATCGTGATCCAGTCCGGGCGCGATTGCACGTAGCCGGCTCGGTTTTCTCGGTAGGTTCAAACGTAAAACGGGCAGAGGTGCGAGCTTCGATTGTTTCGCCGGTCGACGGCGATGATCCGCTGTGGCAAGCGTTACCCGCGATATCGGCGGACATTGTTGGAGGTCTGGGCGCTTTCGAATTCAACGGATCCTGGGCGGAAAATCCCGACCGATTTCTGCCACCTCCAATAGGCGATTCGACGACAGACGAGCTGGGAACCCACGAGCTTCACGTTCTTTTTCGCGTTCACGAGGATGTGCAGACGGAGATAGGGTCAATATTTGAGGCGCAAATAACTACGCTGGCCGTCGAGTATGAGTACGTTACGGGCGGCTCGCTGATACCGATTACCTCGCCGGTAAAGATTGCAGGATTCAGCGGCGGAGCGGGCGTGGAATTATACGCTGACGTTTCGGGGCCAACCGTGCCGGCGAGGGAGTACGTGCTTGGTTACGATTTCCCAGCTGGAGAAAGTTGGTCGGACACCGAAGCCACCGCATCCGACGTAGCTTCAGGCGTAAAACTTGTCAGCGATAACGTAGAGGGAACCATATTGTCGCTGATAAGCGACGCTAGCAATTGGACGTCGACGCGGAAGTGGTTATCCCTGTCGGACGCCGCGATTCCGCCTACCGGAATGTCTGCAAATTGCTTGAATCTTACACTTACAGCGTACGACGAAGTGGTGAATATGGCGCCCGCTAACTGGTTTGGCACAGTAAATAGCGTGACGGCCGACGAGGGTGGAAATAGAACCTTAGTCAGAAATTCCGAGGGGACAACGGAATATATCGAGGCTAGTGATGGTGGGGCGCAGTGGAATCAAGGACTGAATACGTCGCCTCACGCTGCCGGAACGGTAGACTTTACCGATTGTTATTTGCATTTCCCATACATAGCGTCGTCGAATCGCACCGACTTAGACATTGTTGGAGTAAATCCGCTCGAGATAAACGTTGGGCACAGCTTCGATGATTTTTGGACGTTCAGCTACAACTTGATAGAGACCGGCTTGGCGACAGGTCCAATCAACATCAGAATGTCCAATCCTACAAACGACGTAGCGTATTCTTCGACGACTGGCTCTCCCGACCTAGAAAAGATTGATCGGATCAGGCTTGAGTTTACTTCGCCGGCGGGCGACACGGGAGATCGAGGGCTGACATACTTCGAGGGGAGATACGGGGGAAGCGGACCCGGTCGAATTCTCCCACCGCACTTAGGGCCGGGTGTGTTTTTCGAGCGTACCGCGATAGTACAGCGATTGTTTACGCCGCAAGACTGGAGCAATAAATCATCAATTAGAATGCTGGTGCGGCGAAATTCGGCTACGAGTATCTACGTTACGGAGAACTTGATATTTCAGTTTGGAACTTCAATACACGTCCTCCAATACTACGTGCCAATTCAGGATATTCCAGAAGATACGCCGACGTTGCTTGAGTTTAATTTTTCTTCGCCTCAGGACGATCCCTATTTCGCCGCTCAGAGCGGCGGATTTCTAAGCACCGGCTGCAACAGAATAACGGTGGAGGTGAAGACGGCATGGGATGCTGGCAATTTAGGGCCGGCCTCTACTGCCGAAGCTGGAGAATTTCACA